CCGACGTCGAGCAGGCGCGCGCCATCAAGGGATTTGCAAAGACCTATTTCGGCGCGGAATAACGCGCTGACACACGCCCCCACTACAGGGGGCAATGATTGAACGAAATTATACCATAGGAGGACGAGACCATGCCATTCAACAAGTATGCCCGTGACGGATATGTGAATATCACGTGCAATGCCACGTCGGGCGTATCCCTTGTTCCCGAGGATGTTGTTGAGATTGTCGGCAACATGGAGGTGAACAAGCCTTCCGGAGCTGGGTCTATCAAAATCATCGGTGAGGTGGAGGTTGGGACGAAGACCGCAGGCGGTGAATGCACCATCGGAACACGCGGTCGGAAGATGATTTACAAGACTTCCGGCGCCGCTGTGGCTGTTGGTCCGGTTGTGGACAACGGCTCGGGAAAGGTGATCGCCTACGCCTCGCAGTCGCACAGCGCGGCTGCCATCATCGGCTGGGCGCTGAGCGCGGCTTCGGATGCGGACGAGAGCATCCCCATCCTGCTGAAATAACAACGACTGAAAACAAAAAAGAGGAGGATAATCAGATGGAGAATATCCAGGTTCTTAATGGTGGGCTGAAGGGCAAGTGCCAGCAGCTTCACCGGGAACTTCAGGCGCTGCGCACGCGCAAAGACGGCGGCGTGGACGTGTCTTTGGAAGCGCACCTGAATGACCGATACAACACGCCAATCGAGAAGTTCTTCGCCGAGCTGCAGATTGATCCGAGCCGTATGACGGTGATGCAAATGTTGGAATTGGATCAGGACACGCGATACATCGTGCCCGAAATCATCCGCGCCGCCATTCGGAAGGGATTTGCTCGCTCGCCGTGGTATCCCAATGTCATTTCCAGAAATGAGACGGTTGGGCAGCCTTCGGCTGTGATGCCGTGCATTGACCTCTCCAACGCGGAGCCTCAGAATCTGGGCGAGGCTGAGACGATTGCCGAGGGCAGCGTTTCCTACGGCTCCAAGACGGTGAAGATCCAGAAGGTGGGCATCGGGATCACGATCACAGACGAGGCGATCCGGTATTCTTCCGTGAACCTTGCCAGCATCTTTTTGGAGGATGTTGGCGTTCGTCTTGGGCTGAAACTGAACCGGAACTGCGTTCTGGCGCTTTTAAACGGTGACCAGGAGGACGGTTCGGAATCCGCCGCAGTCATCGGCGTGGACAACACAAGCAATGGACTCGTTTACAAGGACGAAGTTCGCGCTCATGTTCGCGGCTCTCTCCTTGGAAGGCAATACAAGACCGTTATCGCCGCCGAGGACGAGATCAATCATCTTTTGAACCTGACCGAGCACAAAACGCCTTATGCGGGCGCGGTGACGATGCCGTTGGCTATAAAGACGCCCCTGCCGAATTCCGAGGACGTTTTTGTTGATCCGGGCGTTCCCGAAAATCAGCACATCTTTGTTGATCCCGCCTTTGCGCTGGTTCAACTGACCAGCCAGCCGCTGACCATTGAAGGGGAGCGGATCGTCATGAAGCAAATTTCTGGAACGGTTGCCACCATCACGACCGGCTTCGCGGTTGTGTTCCGCGACGGGCGTGTTGTGGTGGACGATTCCAAAGCCTATTCCAGCAACAAGTTCCCCAGCTGGATGGACCCGATCAGCTGATTGATCAGACCTGAAACGAAGGAGAAATCACATGTCCAAGAAGAAGGAAACGGACATTGAGCAGGGCGCCGCGGAGGACACTGCCCCCAAAGAGCCTGAAGTCATCAAGGTGAAAATTGCGCGTTTGGGATTAAAGGCTGTTTCTTTCCGCGATCCCACTACGGGGTTTACGCTTTCGGGGGATGAGGAGCGGGAGTTGCCCGCGCGAATTCCCACGAACTCGTTGATTCCAAAGTGGATCAAACGCGGTGGGCTTATCGTCCGCGAGGCAAGCAGAAAGGCGTAAGCGTGGCGAGCATTACGGACAAGGTCAAGGCGAGAATACCGGAGAGCGCGGACGTTCCCGAGGTGCTGGCAAAGATACCAACACTTCTGGCGGATGTTCTCGCTCTCTATGGCTATTCATCGGAGCCCGGCTTAGGCGAGCCGCTGAAGATGCTGCTTGCCGAGGAGACGGTCCTGCTGACCTTGCGCGCGGCGCTGGACTATTACAAGAGCCGCGCGACGCGGGCGGAGGTATCAGGGACGAGCCTTGAATTTGCTGACCGCACGCGCGGGCTGGAGATGCTTATAAACATGACCGAAGACGCGGTGAAGGCTTTGAAGAAGGCTTTGGGATACGCCACAGAGGACACCAGACCGGGCGCGGAATTATTCAAGGTGGAGGAAGCCAGTGATTTCTACAGCCCGTGAATTAAGGGAGATCGGGAGGGAGTTGAACCTGACGGTTAGCGCGCTTTCGAGGGCGGATATAACGGTCAAGAAATACAACCTTACCTCTTCCTATGGCGAGCCCGGGCGGACGCTGAGCAAATCTGTTACGCTGGCTGGGATGCGCTCGCTGGCTGGTTCAAACAATCAGGAATTCATCAAGAAATACGCCGGAGAGGACACAAAGGGAGTTTTTCAGATCATGTTCACCGCGGCGGAGACACAAGCCAAGGGGTTGAGCAGCATCGAGCCGCGGGACGTTGTCAGTTTTGGGGACATGTCCGGCAGGGAGTTTGATCCGCTTTCGCCTCTTGTGCCGATTTATCCTTTCGGGAGCAGCGAACTTTTATATCTGATTGTTGTGCGGGAAAAGGTTTATGGCTGACAAGATGACATTATTCGGATTTCGGGAAGCTGGGGCAGCGATGGACCGACTGGCGGCTCGCCACAGGGCGCGGCTTGTGAAGTCCCTGAAGCTTGCGGCTGAGTTGACAGACCGGAAGGTTACGCTGCACCTGGACAACCAGGATTTGCCATGGGATCCGTTATCCCCGCAATTTCTCGCTCTTAAAGAGCGCAAGGGTTTTTCGACCGATATCTATACCATGACCTCCGCATATCGTCAGGCAATTGCGACCAAAGTGGACGCAACGCGGCTTATCTCGTTTGTGGGCGTGCTGCGCCCCGTTCCGCACAAGAAGCCGGACGGAAAGGGGGGCGCCACTATCAACATGGTTCAACTGGGATATGTTCTGGAATATGGGTCTATTGCGGCGAGCATTCCGGCGCGTCCCTTGTGGCGTCCGACATTCGAGGAGATGAAGCCGGTTGTGCGCCGGCTATTCGGGGATATTGTGGGACAGGTGGTGACGGGATGAGGCTCCTCACAAACAACAGCGTTCTCAACATTATCGTCGTCCTGATTCTGGTTGAAGTTCTCTTGACGATATCTGTGCCTTTTCTGGCTGGCTCGAAAAAGGATTTCTGCGAGTGGCGGCAAAAAAACAACCGCGAGCGCGCGGAGCTGGATCGCTCAGCGCAGAATCGGAATGATATTCTGGGCGGGTTGCTTTTGTTGTATCTGACTGGGGTGATATAATGACCGTCAATCTGGGAACAACATTGGAGAAGGTGGATCGCGCCCTTTGGGGATTGCTGAATACCGCTATGGATTTAAAGACCTATGCCAGCAGAACTCTTGGGCAAACGGTCAAGATAAAGTTTACAGCCAAGGCGCCAGGCAATGGCGGGAATAATATATCCATTACTCAAATCATCCCGAATCTTGCCGATCAATCGTTGGCGATTACAGTAAACAATTTTGACATTGCCATCTCTCTGGCGACTAATAGCGACGGGGCGGCAACGTCAACCGCCGCTCAGGTTGCTGAGGCAGTCAGCGCCAGCATCCCGGCGCGGCAATTAGTTGTTGCGGAAGTCGTCGCCTCCGGTATCGCTGAAGCAGTAACGCATACAAATCTATCCGGCGGCGGGGTTTCGGTTTACACAATTAAGGTCTTGCAGCAATCCTCCCCGGATATTCTGGGGGCGCTAAAGAATTATGACATTATCATCATTCTTGACCGCGGTCCTGTGAGCAATATCAAAGAACGCGGCGGAGACACGAACATATTCATCGGTAAGGGCGATCTGGTTGAGAAGGTTGTGGATGGAGTGACTGTCAGCGGATATGAGCGGATGGACCAATACAGCGAGGAGCGGTGGGTTCGCGCGGAGTATCGGGTTCGGTATCTGACCAAGACGATCGCCATGGATCGCTGGGCGAGCGAGCAGTTATTGAGGATATGGCCCGGCGGTTATATTGACGCGCAGACAGGAGTTCCCGTTCACATTGCGCCTTCATCGGATTTAATGCAGCTATCACCGATAGAGAACGAGGGCATCTGGGAGCGACTGAGGACGTGGAACGTTGAGATTCCGCTGCTTGTTGAGGCGGTGGAAGAGGTTCCAACAATTACGGATATTATCGGCGTTGAGGCCGTTCAATCATTTGATGGCGGCGCTTACGCCGGGAATGAATAAAAAAAATAATGAAGGGGGTAAATGCCAATGCCTGCACCTCAAGTAGTATTCAATGAGCGTGATTACGCTCATTTTCTACAGACGATTGCGAAGGGGCGCGCGTGCGTGCTGGCGATAACGGAGAGGGGGCCGATCGGGATTCCCACGCTTTGTGGGAGTGTTGCCGAGTATGAGCGGAAATTCGGACGCCTTCTGGAATCCCATCTGGGGCCGTTTCTTCTGCGTCGCGCGCTGGAGCGCGGCGCGCCGCTTTACATCAGCCGTGTGGAGCACTACACAGACGCATCTGATCCGACCACGCTGGTTGCGACGAAGTCAATATCCACGCTTCAGGATCGAGGCGCCACGTTTGCGAGCAAGACGCTGGGAGCGTCCGTCAAGGTCAAATACACGTCCAAGATTCAGGGAGCGGAAGGCAACGATATATCAATCGAGCAGATTGATCCGGATTTAGCCAGCCAGCCGCTGACGGTATCCGTTGCTGGAATGGTCATCACCGTTTCCCTTGCCACGAACAGCGGAAAAACCCTCATATCCACCGCCGCACAGGTTGCCGCGGCCGTGAACGCGCATATTCTTGCGCGCCAGCTGGTTTTTGCCGAGGTAAGTGTCGCCGGAACGGCTGAAGCGGTTACCGAGACAGCTCTGACGGGCGGTGGGGATTCCGCGAACACGCTGAAGATTTCCGCGAAGACGGAAGGCGCGTGGAGCGCCAACAGCGCGTTGCAGTTCAAGATCACGGAATCCAGAGACGCTGATCGGTTCAACCTTGAAATTCAATACACCAATCAGCCGCGTTTAAGCCAGACTTGGACTGACTTGTCCATGAATCCCGAAGACGCCCGTTACGCGCCGCGCATGGTGAATGCGCGCACGGAGCTGGTGGTTCTGGAGGATTTGGATCCTGGCACGCTGCCGTTTGGCACGCGCTGTCCTCGCACGTCCGTTGATTGGGAGGACTTCGGAGCGGATGGGGTTGGAGACGGCAGTGCTGTGGTCAACGCGGACTTCATCGGCGATTCGGGAGGGAAAACGGGGCTTTATTCCTTCGACACGGTTGATGATGCCCTGTATGTTGCCATCCCTGAGGCTGACGCTGAGGCTGACAACGATCTGCTGACAGCGGGCGCGGCTTATTGCCAGAACCGCATGGACATGATCTATCTTCAGGCGACTCCGGCGCTTTCGCCGCAGGCGGCTGTTGATTGGAGAAATCGCGAGGGGACCTACAGCGGAACGGCTGTTGATTCCTCCTACGCGGCGCTTATCTTTGGCCATCTGACGGTTCCTCACCCGACTCAGGGCCAGGTTGAGATCCCGCCGGCAGCGGACGCTATTGCCGCAATGATCAAGGCATTTGACAAGAGCAAATATCGCGCGCCCGCAGGACTTGAAATGGGCGCGATTCCTGGCGTTATCAGCATTCACGAGAATGTCGGATCGAGCGGACGGCTGACCGAGGCTGATTTGCTATCCGACAACCAGGTGAATTACATTGCCGCGTTCAGCGATGAACCTGCCTGCATCTGGGATCAGCACACGTTACAGCGCATTTCGAGTCCGTTGCAGAACATTCACACCCGGATGCTTTTGATCCTGATGCGGAGAGCCTGCATGAAGATCAACCGCATTGATCTGTTCCGACCTCATCTGCCGATGTTCTGGCGGTTGATTTACCGCCGGCTTCAGGCGTTCATGGACGAGCTGAAGGGATCGAGCGCCATTGAGTCTTACGACATTCAATGTGATCAGTTCGCCTCCACGCCCGAAGACGCGAAGATTCAGACGGCGGAGAGACGCGAGCGCGGGGAATTCCTGGTTTACATTTATTTCAAGCCCGTTTCTGCCATCCGCTGGATCGGCATCGAGGCGGTGATCACGTCCAAATCGGTTTCGTTCCAGGAGATGTTTGAACTCACGAATCCGACAACGTAACGAAAAGGAGGAATGACAAATGATCCACGGAGAAGTATCGGATGTCCGCAAGTCATACCGATGGGGCATCGAGGTTGAGGGGCTGGAGATCGGGTATGCGCAAAAGGTCAAAATCCCCGATGTTGAATTTGCCGAGACCACGCATGGCGGGCAATATCTGGACGTCAAGACTCCTGGCCGCATGAAGTTCAGCGACATCGAGATCGAGAAATTGATGCGCGGAACCGAGGGCGACTCCTGGGCCTGGGACAAGTTTCTGGGCGAGCAGGACCCTGCGACCGGCGTTGCGACGCCGCCGAGCGAGCATTATTTCGACTTGTATATTCTCCACTATGATTTCGATGGGAAGACGATCATTGACCGGTGGCTGGTCAAAGGCGCCTGGGTCAAGAAGATCGCGTATTCCGACAACGACCGAAAGTCGGATGACAACATCATCGAAACGATCACCCTTGCATATCTGTATTATGTGCGTGAGGGCTGATTCACAAGGAGGACGGAATGACAGAGATTGAGACGATGCCCGTGTTTGATATTACCGTGGAGCCGGAGCTGGTTTTACCCTCCGGCCTCGCGGCGTCTGTCAGCGAGATGGATGGAAACGATCATGCTTTGCTGACGCCAAGGACGCATAAGAAGCATGTATCCGGTATTGACATTCTGCTTTCGCGCAGGGCGTTAATCAACGGGGAAGAGATCACCAGCGAGGAGGCGCGCGGGCTTTTAGAGGGAGATCGCGCGGCGCTCCTGATTCATTTGCGCCGGCTTTCCTATGGGGATCAGTTGCAGACGCGGGTGAAGTGTCCGGATGAGTATTGCGACAACCACATGAAGCCATTCCCATGCGAGGCAACTCTGAGCGATGAGGATTTGAAAATTGAGCCTTATCCTTTGGGCGACACGCGCCGGACGGTTGTTGAGGTCGGCGAAAGGCGAATTGAACTTTCGCTATACACCGGCGATGTGTCCATGCGCCTTTTAAAGATGGGCGATCCGCATGTTTTAAAGGTGTTAAAGGCGCGCGAGCCGGTTGAGTTGATTCAACAGGACGGCAAGGAGATCAAGCGCGGCGTGAAGTTGGAGGACGAGAAAGCCCGGTTCATTGTGGAACTGGATTATAAGATACGGCACCTGGAGCCGGACATGTCCCATCTGCAAATCTGCGTCCATTGTCCTGAATGCGGCGCCGAGGTCAATTTGCCGATTTTGAGCGATGCAAGTTTTTTATTCCCCCAACTGACGTAATTGCCGACGCCTTCTACCTGTTATATGGCGATCTACGGCTGTCGTTACAGGATGTTTTATCCATGACCTATCCGGAGCGCGTCTGGTGGATAAACGCCAAGAAACGTCAGGAAGAATATGAGCGCGAGCAGATAGAAAATAATATGAGGAACGCCGCCAAATGAGCGACAATTTACAATTCGGCATCGCTTATGTTTTGCGGGATATGTTCACTCAGAACGCCGCAAAGATAGAGGGTTCCTACGCCGCGCTATCGCGCATGTCCGGCGAAGCCGCCAAGAAATTGGAAGCGGCTCATGATAAGATGTTTGCCGGGCTGAAAGTAATGGCTGCTGGAGCGGCTATTACAGGCGCGTTTGTTCCCGCCATTGCTGCATCGGCGCAATTTGAACAAGCCATGACAGAGGTTGGAACGATTACAGACAAAGAAACGCTGAACATGCGCGCAATGACGGACGAGGTTACGCGCATGAGCAACGCTTATGCCTCCATGCCCGTAGATACTGCCAAGGCATTGTATCAAGCCGTATCCGCGGGCTACACAAAGCAGGCAGAGGCTTTGCAGATTATGGATTCTGCCGGGCGTCTTGCTGTCGCAGGTTTCACCGATCAGAAGACCGCCTTTGAGGCTTTGGCTGCATCTATGAAACCTTTCAAGATTGAGATGTCCGAAACCGAGAAAATCAGCGACAAATTATTTGAGACGGTCCGCATAGGCAAGGTTGAATTGCGGGATTTGGGGGCTTATTTAAACCGCGTTACACCTCAGGCGGCGCTCGCTAACATGAAGTTGGATGAACTTCTGGGATCGCTGGCAACAATAACAGCGGAGACACAGGCTCCTGCGGCAGAAGCTGTAACGCAGGTGGCGTCATTAACGCGCGCAATTATGGAGGGTGCGGATAAGGTTCGGCTCATTGAAAAGAAATTTAGAATCAAACTGGATTTTGACGCCTCAGTTCTAAAGCAGAAAGGGCTGGTGAATTTCATCGGCGATTTGAGCGACAAACTCAAAGAACTTGATGAGTCTAAACGCAACGCCCTTTTGGGAGATTTGTTTGGGCGAATGGAGGCGGTTACGGCATTTGCCACCTTGTCATCTAAAATTGATATTCTGCGCGAAAATATTGCTGGGATAGCCGGCGTGTCCGGTTCTACCGAGAGGGCATTTGAAGCCGCAACGTCGTCCATGATGTTTCAACTGCGTCAGTTGTCTGTATCGTTCAAAATACTGCTGGTGAATATTGGCGGGGCGTTACAGCCGCTCATATCATCTCTTGCGCGGGGGCTTTCATTTATTGTTGGAATGCTGCGATTTATCGTGAGTTCTTTTCCGAATGTTTCCCGCGTATTATTTCAGACATTATTTATTGTGGGTCTGCTGCTCACGGCGTTTGGCGGTGTTGCGGCGGCGGTTTATGGGGCGAAGATTGCCGTCGCCGCGCTAAACGCGCAGCTGGTTGCCCTGGGCGCCACTATGGGTATCGTATTTCCGCCGCTTTGGGTGATTGTTGCGGCTGTTGCTGCAATCGCAGGGGCAGTGGTGCTGATGAAACAGGTTTGGGATCGGGATTTGGGAGGCATCAAATCAACCATCAAAGGATTTCTTGCACCTGTGGTCATGTTATTCACGATGCTCAAACAGTCGTGGGAATCGCTCTCCACAGGTATCGTTACGATTGATGGGGCGACGGCCGACAAGATGAAGAAGATGGGTATATTCAACATCTTTGTGACGATGCTGATGATCTTGCGGCGGGTGAAGGCATACGCGGAGGGATTTTACGGATCGCTCAAGGCGGGTGCAGCGAGTTTTTTCAGCGCAATCAGCGGAGTGGCTTCCGCTTTATTTGATATATTCAAGACGCTGGCAACGGTGGTTTTTGAGATATTGGGCGCTTTCACGGGCGGACCGGGAAGAGCAAGCGTTGACGCCATGAAGGGCATCGGGACGCTTGTCGGGACATCTATCACGCTGCCATTCAGGATAGCCGCTCTTGCCATAAAGCCGGTTGTCTGGATTTTGCGTTCGCTCGCAATGACGCTGCAGGTTGTGTTGATTCCTGTGCGCTTGCTTGCGCGCGGGTTAAAGATTGTTTTTGCGCTTGTGTTATTGCCGCTGCGAGTGATTTGGGAGGCATTGTCCCAGATATTCCGCGGTTTGGGATGGTTAAAAAATCAAGCACAATCTCTGGGGAAGGGATTAACAGCAGGGTTCAATCCGATTGCCTCTTTATTTCAGATGATAGACAAGGGCGTTGGGCTTATACTGCGAGCAATAGATCTGCCGATTCGCGCAATCCGTTTGATGGGGCGTCTAATTGGGGGCGTTTTATCGGGCGGATTTAAGGTGTTGGGACAGGCGCTGCGGGCGTTACTGATCCCGGTCAAGGCGCTGGGACTGATTATTCATGGCGCGATAGCGGTTCTACTTGCGCCGTTCAGGATACTGGGGGGCGTGATTCGGGGAATAACTGGGCTTTTCAAGGAAAGCAGCAAAGGCATGTCAGGCGGTTTTGCCGCGTTTCTCGCTGGCATGACCAAGGCGATTGACTCTGTATATGCGAAAATAAAAGCCGTTTCCGAGTATCTTTCGAAGGCTTATGAGGCGACACTTGGGAAGGTGTCTGGATTCATCATATCCGGCGTTGGGCAGCTTGTCCGCGCCATTTCCATACCATTCAAGGCCTTATGGCAGGTTTTGCGGATTATCATGATACCGGTGAAACTGCTTGGGCTGGCGCTGAAGACAACATTTTTGATTGCCGTGGCTCCATTGAAAATCATCTGGGGGGCTTTAAAGGGCTTATTTGGATTGTTTACCGATGGCAGCAAAAGCATCGGGCGATCTGGCGGCGCGTTTTCCGCGATTTTGTTTCCGCTGTGGGGCGTGATTAAACTGATTGCTGGAGCGTTTAATATTCTGAAGGCTATCGCTTCGTTTATTATAAAGATTCCCAAGGCAATATTATCGGCTGTGACGTCCGTCGTGAACAATATTTATGCATTTATTGACAAGGTCAGCGGTAATATCAGTTCGTTTTTGGGCGGCGTTGTGAGGATCGCGATAACCGGCATAGTGAATTTATTTCAGAAGATGGGCGTGGCACTGGAGTATGTAAGGAAGACGCTTCTGAAATTTGCTGGGGCGATCAAATCAGTTACCGGAACAATTGCCTGGGCGTTTAAGTGGACCGGTGGGTTTGTAAGCGGCGCAAGCGGCGGGATTTTTGGCGCGATCGTCAAGCCGTTTGCGAGCGCGTTTGAAAGCGTTCGCGGGATATTCACATCATTTTTAGGATTTGCTAAAGCCGTATTCACGAAGATTGGAAATTTGATTTCGGGTCCTTTGAAATGGATAAGCGGACTGGTTTCCAAAATTGCCGGAATCTGGCGCGATATTGTTGGAATTGGAAAAGCCGATAAGACGATCAATGAGCGCGCATCAAGCCCGACTATACCGACTTCTGCTCCATCTCCGGCTCCTGTTGTTCCTTCTGCTGCCTCGGCGGCTTCTATTGCTCCATCTCCGGCTCCTATATCTGCGCCAAGCGCCGTTACGGCGGCGTTGGACAAAGTCAGACGCAGGAAAATGGAGGAGCGATTCAGCGGTCCGGCGATGCAGCCGACTGTTCCATCTCCCGTTGCTTCGCCTGTGGCAGCTATTGAGACGCCAAGGTCCGCAACACCGATGACGCCGTTTCAGGACGCCTGGGCAGGGATCAATGCACCAGCCATTACGCCGGCGGCGCGTCCGCAACCAGCAGCACCCGAAATGCCGAGCCCTGCGCCCATCTATGTGAACACGCCGGCAGTCATGCATACGCAGTCGGCTCCCGCGCCAGAGCGGCGGGAGCCCGCTCCGGCGCCTAAGTCGGAGAAATCGGGCAATCCGTTACAGATAGTATTAAACACTTATTTGGACGGGCGCGTTATAGCGCAGACGATCAAGAATCTTAATCGTTCCGAGGTATTACGCACGCTATGAAGTTACCGCTTCCCATGACTCCATCGTATCTGGTGGACGTAATAGATGGGAGTTTTATTGATTTTCAATATTTCCCGGAGGAGATCGCGCGCGAGGATGCGCCGCAGATCGCCTCGATAGCGGTTGTGGGGCGGAGCCACCCTGTATATCAATTTGTGCACGGCGGGGAGCGGACGCTTGAGATGACGCTCGATTTCCACTGGATGGAGAATGCGGAGGAGGTTGAGCAGAAGATATCATGGCTGCGCTCTCTGACCTATCCCGACACGCAATCCAACGGGCAATACCGCACCGCGCCTCATCCTGCGCTGTTAATCATCGGCGAATTTTTTGACGACACGGAGTTTCTGGTGAAGCGGGTTCGCGTCAAATATCACACAAAGTTTGAGATTATTCGAGGTTTGCCGTTATTTGCTTCGGCTAACGTGACGCTGGCGGAGTTCAAAACTGTGAATGTTAATTACAAGACGGTGCGGAGGTTTGGGGGATGAACATACACCGTCATTCACCTTTGCGTATGTCTTATCTGATGACCGACCGTAGTGGGAATGTTTTGTGGGGCACAAAGCCATGCGTGAGGCTCGATCCGGATGCGGGCGATACGCTTCATCAGGTGATCGCTGGGGATCGCATAGATCGGATATCATATCAGTATTATCGCACGGTTCGGTTATGGTGGGCTTTGGCTGAGTTCAATAACATTTCAAAGCCGTGGGATTTGGAGCCGGGGACATGGATGCGCGTTCCATCGCTTGAGCGCGTCGAGAGAGCAATGAAAGAGGCGGTGTCCTTATATGTTTAACAATCGCGATCTGGACACAATGTCGCCTATGGTCATCGCGCAGATCGAGGGCAAGGAGTTGAATCTGCAGGATGATTTCAAACTGTGCCATTTCAGTTTTGACGAGCGGGATGACGGGGATGACGAGATCACGATTGAGTTTGTTGATTCCTACGCGCAGACAGTGAACGATCCGCTTTTGCAGGCGCGTAACGAGATAACGGTGAGGTGGGGTTACGCCGGGCGGCTATCCTTTCCGCGGACAGGCATTATGCTGGAGCCGGAGAAGGATTACGGCGAGACCTTGAAACTGACAATCAAGGCTTATGACAAGGGGTCTAAACTTCATGGCAGGGCGGAGCAGCGGATATGGAATCAGATGACTTACAGCGCCATAACCTCAGATATTGCGCGCAAGCATGGATTAAAGCCAATTGTAGAGGACTCGAAGAAGATTATTGAGAGTCTTCCACAAGGCGGGCGTAGCGACTGGGCGTTCATCAAGTTCATGGCGTCCGAGATCAATTATGATTTTTATGTTTCCGCGGATGAGTTGCATTTCCATACGAAGGATAAGAGGAAACCTCCCGTTGCGCAGTTTTTCTGGTTTCATCCCAAGAGCGACTACCTCATCTCCTTCAAGCCGCGGTTGAACATACAAGAGGAAAAGGGCGAGGGGACGGAGACCACAGCGGTCGGGTATGATTTGGATTCGCGCGAGCCGCTGACGCACGCGGCAAACGCCGGCACGAAGGGCGAGCCTGCGCTGGGCGACAAGACGCTCATGATCAACACGGACACTGGGGACACTCGATATAGCCCGACAGAGACCGGTCTGGTTATCGCCACTCCTCATCAGTCGCAGGGAGAGGTTGAGGCTGAGGCGGAGACGCAGCGTCGGCGCGCGGAGATGGATCAAGCGACGGCGGAGTTGGAACTGGTTGGGATTCCGTTTCTTTCCATCGGTCAGATTATAGATGTTCAGGGTGTGGACGCGCAATTTGCCGGGTTGTGGCTGATTTATGGTGCGAGGCACGATATTGGGGACGGCGGATACAAGACAACGCTGGCATTGCGCAGAGACGCGGTTGACGATGAGAAAAACGCGGTGGATCAGGACGCGGCGGACTCTGGCGGAAAAACAAGCGATCCGGACAAAGTCCGGTCAATACAGATAAATGCTGACACTGGGCAGGTAGAAGAGACGTGAGTGTAAACGTTTACACGTTTGGCGAGTTTTTCCGGCGCCTTTTGGAGCGCGGGCTGGAGATATTCGGACTTTATTACTCGGTATATCCGGGCAAGGTTGCGGATAGAAACGATCCGGTTTGCCAGGGGAGGCTAAAGGTATCCGTGCCTTCGGTTTACCGTGAGGACGTTCCGGATTACTGGGCGTATCCATGCGGCTTTGCAGCGGTTGGGGTGCAGAGCGGGTTATTTGATATTCCGGCAGTAGGGGACTCCATCTGGGTCATGTTTCAGCAGGGGCGTCCGCGTTATCCGATTTGGATGCCTGGCTGGTATGGGGCGCCGAAGGGGAAGAGCGAGGTTCCCTGGAATGTGAAGTTTGATCCCCCTGACGTGATGACATGGCGTTCGAAGAAGGGGCATCGAATTGAGATCAGCAACAAGGCGGGAGACCTGCATGTGACTGTCATCGCCTCAGACGGCGCGAAGTTGAAATTTGACGTCAAGAAGAAGTGTGTTGAGTTATACGCTCCCGCGGAGCGCAAGGACACGACCAAGACAAACATGAGCGATTTTGTTTTTGGTTCGCGGACGACTCATACAGCGGTCAATTCGAACGAGACCGTTGGCATGAGCGCGACTTTGCAGGCGGCGGCATGGACGGTGAACGTGACCGGCGCCGCGAACATCCGCAGCGTGGGACCTTTGGGATTGAGCAGCGCGACCATGCTGCTTTTAGCCGCTCCCTATATTGACATTAATGGGAGCGTCGCGAAGACGCTTCTTTCCGCTATGGCAAATCCAGCAAACATCAGCCAATTTACCGAAGGGCTTGCCTCGTGTTGCGGCGGATTTGCGAATGGCGTTTCCGCCTGCTGCGGCGGGTATGGTCCCGGCTGCGCGAAGTCTTTAAAGAGTTGCTGCGGTGCGGCGGCAGCGCTTGTTGATAAGTTCACGGACGCGCAGTTGATTGACTGGGCGAATCCGGCTCATGTTATCGCCAACGCGGCGAATCTGGGCTCTATGTGTGAATTTGTGAGCAACGTGGATGCGGGCATTACGAGTTATTTCAGCGACGTGACGAGCAAGGGTGTCAACGGGATTATCAATCTGGCGAGCGGGATAAATCCGGGCGGTATTATTGGCGATATCATGGGCGCGGTTGATTCGATACGGGAGCAGGCATCGCTTTCGGAATACATGGATACGGGTCCACTAAACGAACTTTTTAACATTCTTGACGGCGGCGGACTGGATACGGTGAGGGACGCGATTTGCAACGCCTGCGACATCAAGGCGCTGGGCAACATGGCGCGGGATTATCTGAATGATTTGACCCTGCACGATTTGACGCAGGGATATCCGTTTGAGTTCTTGAGGCAGCAGAATCTGACGCTCGAAGGGGTGACTGCGGCGCTTGAAGCGCTCGGCAGCGGGGCGCGCGCGTTATCGAGCGATGTTCTGGGGTTACTGCACTCCATTGATTTGGATCAGGTTTCGACGGCCCTCAGCGGGTTGATGACGGCGCTCCAGCCTGTGGCTGATGAATTGGACAATGGGCTGGATGCGCTCCGAGATGAGACAACGTGCAGCGGGCATTGTAACCGATTCAGGGATGATATTGTTCGGATCGTATTCGGAGAAGAGGGGTTTCGGGATTTTGCGGCGATCCTCGAATATCTGCAGACGGGCGTGGATTTAAGTAGAACGGTGCAGGCGGAGAGGGTGTGAGATGGCAAAGCAAGCCGGATTGAAGTGCGGGCGGACATCTCACGCCGGCGAGATCATCACCGGCGCGGCAACTGTTTTTATTGAGAATCGTCCGGCAGCGCGCGGGCCGGGCGGCGGAAAATGCGGAGATTGCCATCGCTGCGGCGAGGAAGACCATGGAACCAATCGCATTCGGGAAGGTTCCGACTCTGTTTTTGTTGAGGATCAGCCGCTGGCGCGGGTTGACGATCATTGTGAATGCGGCGCGCTTCTATCAGCGAATCATGCGCAGAGCGTTTATTCGGGATGAGGGAAGAGTCATGGCGTATCATATCGGAGTTGGATATCCCTTAAGGATAGATGGAGAGCGGGGCTGGGTTGAAATCCAGGAGGATTTGACGCTTATCAACTCCGCGATCAAGCAGATACTTGGGACCCGGGTTGGAGAGCGGGTGATGAATCCCGAATTTGGCAGTCAGATTCCCTCTCGTCTGATGCGTCCTTTGACGCTTGCGAATCAGCGTTTGATTGCCTGGGATGCCATAAACGCGATTGAGCGCTGGGAACCGAGGGTGAAGTTGCAGAGCGTGCAATTTGTTCAGAGTCTATCCGAGGAGGAGCAGGGCATTATCCGCCTTGATTTACAGTATTTGCATATAACAACGGGGCAGCCGGGAGCGACCCAAATATTTATAAATAAGGATGGCGTGATATAATGAGCGACACACCCATCAATTACACGGCGCAGGATTATGAAAGCGTTCGAGAATCGCTAATCGGGCGATTGAGGCAGCATTTCCCAGAGGTTAATGATTTGCTGGAGAGTAATCAGGGAGTTGTGATGGCTGAGGACTTTGCTTGGGCGCTTGCCGCTTTATATTATTCGCTTAATTATCGCGTTGAACAGCATTTTGTGGACACTGTTCAGGAGCGCCGCTGCGCGTTATCGCTCATCAAGCCTTTGGGGTATCGTCCGCAGGCGATTATTCCGGCGACAGTGACGCTTCAGATTACAGCTGAGCAAAGCCTCGAAGATGACGTTGTTATTCCCGCGGGATTTCAGGCTTACTGCAGTGGGAACGGCGGGCGGCTGGTTTATGAGACGGCGGAGTCGCTGACATTAACTCCAGGCAATCCGTCTGGGACTGTTATGTCTCGGCAGGTTGAGACGCGGGTTGAAAGATTTTCCTCAAACGGGAATGCGCGGCAGGGCTTTTTATTAAGCGGGTATCCAATTGCTGATATATTGAGCGTAAAAGTTGAGGGCGTAGAGTGGCAGCGCGTGGATGGCTTCTGGAACAGCGAGCCGGGATCGCCTCATTATCGAGTGGACCAGTTGTATCAAAAAGCGCAGATAACTTTTGGAAACGGCCTTCAGGGGGCTATTCCACCCGCTGACGCATCCATTGACGTGGAATACATATTATCATCCGGGGCTTTGGGGAATGTTCGGGCGGGTGTTATTAATTCCTCGGTGAATCAAGTTGCCTGGGATGAGAGCGGCGGTCGGGTAAGGCTCAGCGTGACCAATTCGACTGCTGCCTATGGCGGGCAGGATGCAGAGACTGTGGCGCGGGCGATACAGAACGCCATGAGATACGGGCGGCTTTATGGGCGGAGCGTGTGCATGGAGGACTTTGTATTTGCTGTGGAGTCCAATGTTCCGGCTGTGCGCCGAGCGGGCGTTCTGACTATAAATGAATATCCGAGTCTTGATGAGAACACGGTGATGGTGGTTGCGAAGATGAGGGACGGTTCAGTTTTTGACAACTCCATCAGGGAGGCGATTCAGCGGGCTATCACATCCGTCTATCCGCGGACCATCACGCTGGATTTAATCATCGGCGAGGCTGAGGAGCATGAGACGGATTTTGTAATCGAGTGGGAATCCGAGGATGGATATTCGCGCGGGGAGGTTCAGGCGCGCATGGAAACGTCGCTGCAGGATTACTTTAATCTGGACAATCGTCTGACCGCTTTTGGTCAACCGGTTTATCATTCTGTTCTTGTGCGGCTGCTGCAGGGTGTTGAGGGCGTGAAGTATCTCCATTTATTGGAGCCGGGGCTGGATGTATATCCGGAGTCTCCAATCCAGATACCAGTTATGGGGAGTGTGGAATTTACTGATGCCAATCCTTAACGACAAACTGCCTGAGTTATATTTCAGCACAGACCGCGAGGCGGGCGGTGATGTTTTGCGGCGTCTTTTGGACGTTTGCGAGGCGGAGGCGCAGGCGGCATCGGACGAGATTGAGCGTCTGGATGACTTGATAGACATTGATGAGATACCGGACGCGTTGCTCCCCTATTATTTGCGGAACTGGGCGAATCCATTTGACACAAGCCTTTTGGAGAAGGCGTCGCGCGTGACGCGGCGGTGGGTTCTGGGTCTGACGAGTTTTGGGAGGATCGGCTCCGACCGGTTTGAATCCACCATCACGGTCGTGGATCCGTTGAGGGAGTTATGCCGGCAGCTGTTGACGATATACAAGCGCAAGGGGACAAAAAGCGGCGCGATTCTCGCCTGTCGGGCTGTGGCGTTGCTTGAGACATTTGTGGCGGATTGGTGGACGGACAGCGCGGCGAGCGCACGGTTTCAGCATCATGATCTATGGGTTTTGGGGCAGACTTCTTTTGGGACGATAACGGAGATGCCGCCGTCAACCGATTTGGCTCCCTATTGCGAGGTATGCGAGGGCTTCAGCGGGCGATTCCCATTCAGCGAGGGTTATGGTATTCCTGAGCCATCCACGAGCCGCGTTTCAGTGGACATAGAAATGATCGAGTCGCGGGATTATCATGAGAGATACGCGGTGTTATCGCTTGATGTGGCGAGCGATTTGATTAACTCGAACATAGATTTGATATTTCAGGTATCCACAGATGGCGGTTTTTCGTGGACGGCGGCGTGCGGCTCGCTTTTAAAAAGCCCTTCAGTTCCGGCGCAGTGGTGGAATCTTGGGCAGTCGCGACTTGGAGACAACACTCTGATACCGGACAGGGAGGATGTGAGCGGCTATTTGCGCGGGGTGTCTGCGGGTTTGTCTTATTTTCTGTTCGACTCTGTTGCATCGGGAATTTATCCCGACAGCATGAGCGGCAACATTCGTCTGCGGGTGGTTCCCATTGCCGGAAATGTTCTGGGCGTTGGGGATATTACGGATTATTTCCGCGTGATGAACGGATATGGGGAGCCGGATGACATGATTGAGCCAAACCGAATCCCGGCGATAGTTCCGGACGTGCCATACAAGTTTCAGCGATGGACGCTTGGTCAGACGGTATTCGGGAGGCTTTTGAACGAAGAGGAGGAGATAAACCGGAGGGGATTGTATCATTTTGAGGTCATAATCAACGATAACGCGGATGATGAACATGCGGAGATGGCTGGGCGGATTGTGGAATACATGAAGCCTGCGCACACGCATTATGACGTCATTCGCGGTAGTGAGTTGAAGACCGGGAATATAAACTGGGTGTTGGGACAGACCCGATATGGGGTTATTGCAAACATATAAAGGAGGGGGACAATGAACAAACCGAACTTTTACGACAACCAGACGGTGACGCCCGGGGAGATGAACACCTTTGTGGCGGATGTGGAGGAGGCGATCAACCGTCTATCGTCAAAGGGGGTTGGGCAGGGGTGGATATGGGGCGCGGAGGTATTGCCGAACGAAAACGACGCGCTTTCGATTGACATTGCGCCGTTTTTTGGACATGCATATCCGAATGGGGAGACGCTTGCCTCCACGCTGACGCTTACATTGAAACTCAGCCATGTGGGGCAGACGCCGATCGGCGCGGCGGGCGAGGCGGACGGGTCGTTAATCACCGTAGCCAACAACACTCGGCTGTGGGTGTCTGTTGCGGTGAAGCCCGTCATCAACTATGAGGACTTGCGCATCGTGAATCCGCCGACATACTGGAGGCAGCTGGAGAGTTGGCGTCTGGTTGTGGCGGCAGGGAGCGCGGTTTCGCTGCCGGACTTTCCGGACCGTCCCACGATGCCGGCTATGACCTCCTACCTGTTTCTGGCGGACGTCCTTGTCAAGAACGAGGATGGCAACATTGCTGTCGAGATGGTGGACAACAGTCGCCGCACGCCATGGACTGGCGGCAAGCAGGTTATCAGCCAGGTGGGATTTCCTGCCATCATGAATTATCTGAAGATGCGTCCGTTTGAGGATCTGGCGCCGGGCGTATCGCTGGACATGACGGGGATCATGACGGTGGAAAACCAGTTGAGTTATGAGTGGCAGGGGCATCTTTTCTGGACTAAGAAGGGCGCCTTTATTCAGCACAAGGTTTTGCCCGGGCTGGTTGCCGCAGCCGGCGAGACCCTTGTATTAAGTTTGCCTATTCTGAACATTGCGAATTCTCCAGTCGCGCGGACGATTACCGTGAAGGCGGTTGCCTCTGAGGATGTGGCCAGTGAAACGGAATTTCTGGAATTTTTCTTCAATGTGATGGGTGCGCCATTTTCTGAAGACGGCGGGTGGAACAATCTGGAGGACGGCAATCATATTTTTGCCGGAACGAATGATGCCTATCCGTATGTGCAGTCGTATGATCAGGAGATCACGCTGACGCCCGGGCGCAATCTTTTGAGGCTCTTTTTCCGCCACATGGCGGGAGACACGCTGACGGCGTGCATCACGAGCGAGTTTTTGAATCACGAGTCTCTGCGGATTGACCGGGAGTTGCTGATGGGACTGCTGCACAACGCGGATTACAAGATATTCCTTGGCGAGACGGCATAAGAAGGAGCCTGATATGCTGCGCAAGAGTTATCACTTTCGGGAGCGGCTATCTCCATGGGCTTTAGAGGCGGCGCAGAACTACATGGAGACGATGGCCGGGAACTTCATCAGGGATATTACGATACCGGGCGTTATTGGGAGCGCTCTGCCTGTTGCGCTTTCTCCGGGCATGTGGGAATTGGAGATCACGCAACCCGTTATAGTTTATACGGACACGGGCATGAGGCTTTACATTGACCGGCGCGGGATTATTGACATGAGCGCCTGTGGGGATTTGCTGCCCGAGGAGTATGGCACATCGAGATCAAATGCCGGCGCGTCTGGGATACCGGTTTTGCCGATGCCGACGCCGGGATCGGGCGAAGAGGTCTGGCTTTCGCTGGGCGTCCGTCTGTGTTACAAGAACGTTTTACCAGCTGTTGACGGGTATGGGAATAATGTTCATTTAGCACAGAAGCTGACGTTTCAGTTCCGGATTGTGTATGGGGTTATTGCGCCTCAGGGTGCGGCGTTTCGTCCGGACAAGAGCAACTTTAGCGGCGGGGCGTTGCTCGCGGACGTTTTGATACGCTCCGGCGACACGTGCATCACTCCCGCGCATATCTATTATGACCGGACGGATCGCTTTGCCTTTAAGTCCGCCGTTGTTTTATACTCCGGCGCTCAGACGGGAACGGCGCTGCGGTTTGGGAGCATCGAGGGCAGTTTCCCTCTGGAGATTCTGCAGACGCCGCCCGGGCAGTGGTTTGACCGCCTGACGTTTCCCCCTGCGCTTGCCAATGGGGTGCTGGTTATTCGGACTGAGTTGCTTGCGCCTTTGACGAGGCTGCCCGCAACAGGAACCACAACGATTCAATTTTCGCGCGTGGCGACGTTTGACGCCGGGGATGAATACACTGTTTTTCTGACGGATGACCAGGTGTATCGTTCTTCGGATCAATCGTTTTACATCGAGCCGCCGGACGGCGAGCAGATTTATGTGCGCTGCATTGGGGCTGGTGGGCACAGGTGGGTGAAGTGGCGGCTGACATACGCTGTGGCGTAATTGGATGCGATATGGATAGATACCAGAGGCGGCTACAGGGGCTCAGGGATCGCGGCGAGTGCCGTATATGTGGAAGTCCGTTGGACGGGGTATCGCACAATAGGTGCCGGGCGTGTTTGAAAAAGGATGCCATAGAGAAGCGAGAGCGATACAAACGGCGCAAGGACATGGGGTTATGTCCGACATGTGGACTGCCATTATCGGAAATGGACGAAGGATTTGCACATCACAATCGCAACGCCTGTGCGCCGAGCCGGAGAGTGATGTTATAGGAATGGAGGGCGCGATTTGATCCTGATAGACAAGACCATTCCATTAGATTGCGACATTATATTGCACGGTGACACCCACAATGGTCAGCGGGCGTTTGATCGGAAAGGGCTTGAGCGGATGCTGAAGTGGGTGATGGCGGCAAAAAACAGGTATTACGTTCACATGGGCGATGAAAACGAGTGCATCCTGGTTGACGACAATAAGAGGTTTAACGCGGAGATCGCGAACATATCCATTCCGCTTCAGCAGGCAAATGACACGATTGAGATTTACAGAAAATCTGCCAAGCGCTGTTTGGTATGGTTGAACGGCAATCACAATGACGGGTTGCGGCGGTTTGGAAATCTGACCAGAGACGTGATATGCCGAGCCCTTGGGATTGATTATGGGACATGGGCTTGCAAACTGGCTTTGAATACGCAGCGCGGTCGGATATGCAAGTTTTTCTTAATGCACGGGTTCAGGGGCGTCATAAGCAGCAACGCAAAGGATTATGAGCAGCAGCGGGCGAACATGATGGCGAGCCTGAAGCGTAAATTGGTGCACAAAGCTTGCGATTGTCTGGTGATGGCTTGCGGGCATACTCATCAATTGATGGTTGTTCCACCTGCGCAGCGGCTGGTTATGAAGGATGACGGTCGGAGGATCAAGAGCGTTTATATGGGCGCCGGGGATGGAACGCTTGATTACATTGAGCCCGACCGACGCTGGTATGTGAACACGGGTTCGTTCATGAAGATTTACGAATTGGGCGCGGACACATACGCTGAGAAGCACGGGTATGATCCGATTGAGATCGGGTATGCGGTTGTGCGAATTCGCAAGGGGCGTGTTGATGGCGTTGATCGGGTGGTGATAAATTAGTCCTTGCAGTCCATTCGATGAACTCAGGACGGGCCATTCGACTCATTACATTCGCTCATGGCATAGGAGGTGATAGAGATGGATGATTTGACAGGCGCAATGTTTTTACAGGTGGGGATCGGCGCGATCACCGCGGTTGTAACGTGGTTCATTGCAAGCCGATTCAAGGACATTGATGGAGCAATCAAGGCGAAGATTATAACAGCCGTGGCGTTTTTGCTATGCGCTCCCATCTATTTTTATTTCGATGAAAAGTCGCTTGCGCTCGCTGTTTTCGGTGGAATTCTTGCCAGCGGAACAGTGAACGGGCTGACAAAGACGCCGAAGGCTGAGGCTCCGGTTGAGGAAGAGACCGTGGAGAAAAAATAAATTGAAATTGACAAAGGGGAGGGTAAGACAATGAGTTGTGATGTCATGCGGCGGATAGCCGCTGCGGGCGGGCGTTTTTTTCGGCGCGCCCGATGGTTTGTTATTGCGCTTGCGCTTCTTGTCGCCGGATGTGTTTCGGCGAACAAGGACATCCGACTTGCGCTTGACCAGATTGAGGTTCAGAACGAGAAAGCCTTTGGGGATTATCAGCGGGCGCTGGAGACGATGCGCGCCTCCTATCTGGAGAACGGGGAACGGATTGCGGCGCGAGAGATGGAAACGCTGATATTGACAAACAAGGCTGGCGGCGGCGTGCCAGCGGACAAAGCCGAGGCTGCATTTCTGCGGTATAGAGATAACATGAAGGCGTTTCAGTCGCGGGTATCCTCATTTGACGCCGAGGTTGGGAAGATACAGAGGCGTCGGGAGGTTGCGCGTCAGTTGATGGACTCGGTGAAGTATTTCCATGATGGTCAGGATTTGCAGGGCGCGATCATCAAGACGATCAGCGGCGTTATGGAAGAGGCGGTGAGCGCCTACGGCTCCACGCCAGCATCTACGGCGGGATCGAGCGCCGCCATCGGGAAGGATGAATGCAGCGATGGTTCGTGCCTTAATACCGCGACATGCGCCACGTGCGCGAAAGGAGGGGCGAAATGACTGAATGCGACAAATGTATCGGGGAATGTTCCGAAAGCCCGTCAGTAGCCACGGAAGGTGCATCTTCCGCGGTTCCCGCGAGCGGGTCAGTTCTTGAAAAGTTTGCCGAGGCTTTCCTTGGGGCGCTTGTTAAGCAGGAGATTCCCGCGGCGGACAGCATTGAGGCGCAGATGAAGCAGGATGCCGCGAATCTGGGTTCGGGTCTTGGAGCGTTCAAGGTTGAGGCGCCGGAGATCAGCGCGGCTGAGATTGCGGAAATCACGTCGCGGATTCGGAAGGCGCGCGACATGAACGATTTGGCAGCGCAGTTGCTGCCTATTGCGGCGGCGGCGGCGAAACTGCTGTTGAAGAGCGCGGTGGCGTAGCGTCCGCATCGGGCGGACATCAAATAGCGGGGCGGCGGTTTGACTGTCGCCCCCATTACTGGGCGTGAATTGAAACGAATATGAATATAAAGAAATTTATTGATGGGGCATTATCCATCTTTAATTTATATCCTGATCCCATATCAGACCTCCCTTCGCAAAGGATGAGTGAAGGAGAGTTTATACGGGAGACGTGGGCGGGAAGTCGGGCAGACCATAAGGGATGCAATGATGAAGTTTGAGAGAATACAATCAAGGAGACGGAGAGATGAGAAGGAATGTTCTGATTATCATGGTGATTGCGCTTGCGGGCGCGGCGCTGGGGCAGTGGACGGGGGCGACGCCGAAGGGCGATTTTTCGGAACTGCAGATTGGGGGAACGACTGTTATCACGAGCGGGCGGGTGTTGCAGAATGCAACGGCGGACGCCTCGGTTATCACGGCAGGGACATTGAGCACGGATAGGTATTCGGCGGCGGCGGATTTGGCGGCGGAGTTGATGCCATCTGTGGATCAGACGGTCAAGTGGAGCGGCACGGCGTG